CATGACGTCTTCAACGGCGGGACAGGTTATGACGAGATCATCGTCTATGGTGATATCGCCGTCTCGAACTATCGGCTGACCAGCGCCAATGTAAGCGGCATCGAAGCACTTTACTTCCAGAGCGGCGATACCATCTCTGGCACCTCGGGTGCGGATATCTTCGATTTCAGCGGTATTTCCGACTTTGCGGGATATTACAATGGCATCTCCCTGGGCGGCGGCAATGACCGCTATACCGGGTCCAGCGATCGAGACGTGGTCTATGGCGGGGACGGCAGTGATACGCTGATCGGCAGGGCCGGAGCAGATGAATTGGACGGTGGTTCTGGTCGTGACGTGGCATCCTACGCCCAAAGTGGCAGCGCCGTGAAGATTGATCTCGGCACGGGGTCGGCAGTTGGAGGCCATGCCGAGGGCGATGAGCTTACGAGTATCGAGAATCTGGTCGGTAGTAGTAAGAATGATCGCCTGATTGGCGATGGTGCGAATAACGACATCAGAGGCCTCGCCGGAAGCGACGTGATCAAGGGCGGCAGCGGAGCCGATACGTTGCGAGGCGATTACGGCGCAGATATTCTCGAAGGTGGTGCAGGGAGCGATCTGCTACATGGAGGCGGCGGGATCGATACCCTGTCATATGTGACAAGCAATAGTGGTGTAAGTGTGAATCTGGGGACTGACGCTGTATCGGGTGGGCACGCAAGTGGTGATAGTATCCGTGATTTCGAAAACCTTTTCGGTAGTTCCTACAACGATAGGCTTGTCGGGGATCAATCCGCGAACATAATAAAAGGCGGTGGCGGCGCGGATCTGATTTTCGGTAAGGATGGCGAAGACAGGTTGCTGGGTGGTTACGGGCACGACAAGATTTCCGGTGACGACAACGACGACAGGCTCTTTGGTGAGAGCGGCAATGACACATTGTCGGGTGGTGGAGGCGCTGACATGCTCTTCGGTCAGTCTGGTGAAGACAGATTGCTGGGTGGTTACGGGCATGACAAGATTTCCGGGGGCGTCGATGATGACAGGCTCTTTGGCGAGAACGGAAATGACACATTAACAGGCGGCGCTGGCAAGGACTTGTTTGTCTTCAAGCCAAACGACGGCGATGACGTGATTCGCGATTTCAATCGACATAATGGTGAGGATATTGACTTACGGGCGGTCAAGGAGATCGAGAACTTCAGGGATTTGATGAATAACCATCTCGAAAGCGTCAACGGCAATGCGGTGATCACCTATGGTGATAATTCGATCACCCTGCTGGGGGTCGATATCGATGATATTGGCTATGCAAAAGACTATAGCGCTTACGATTTCATATTCTGATAAATACTGCGGCAAGACCACATTGCTGTAAATCAGAGTGAAATCACACGAAGATTAGTGCAATGACTGCACTCTTCTATGCGTGTATCACAACGAACAGCCCCGCCAACGTGCGGGGCCTCTTTGTTTCAGGAGATGCCCATGCCCACACTCTCCCTCGATGATCGCGCGTTGCAGGCGAACCTGCGCCGCCTTGCGGATCGCGATGCGAAGATGGCGGCGGTCTGGGCGCTGAACGACACGGCGGATGACGTGCTTGCGCATGTGCAGGGGCGGATGGACCAGGTGTTTGACCGCCCGACGCGGTTCACGAGGAATGCCTTCATGGTCTGGCGGGCCAAGCCGTCGCAGCTGGAAGCGAAGGTGTTGGAACGGCCCTCGGTCGGGCGACGCCATTACCTGAAGGTGGAGGAATTCGGCGGGCCGCGCGGCCAGACCGGGCTGGAGGCCCTGCTATCATCGCGCTTGGGGCATGATGGCCGGATCAGCGCGGCGGTTCCGGCGGCCGGGGCCAAGCTCAATGCCTATGGCAACTGGTCTCCTGGTGAGCGCAACCAGGCGCTGGCCGCCACTTCGAGACAGGAACAGGCCGTCGCCGCAACAGGCGGCACCCGCAAACGCCGCCGCGCCGGTTATTTCGTGCCTGCCGCAAGCTCGCGCCTGTCACCGGGCATCTGGAAACGCAATCCGGATGGCTCGATCCGGAAACTGCTGCATTTCACCACGGCCGTGCCGGAATATCGCGAGCGGCTCGGCTTCTTCGACGGGGCCGAGGAGGTCTCGGCCCGCCGGTTGCCGGTGCATCTGCAGCGCACCATCGCGAAGATGATCGAGCGGTCGGCCAGTCGAGGCTGAGACCGGCGCGGGTCCTTCCCGGCCATGATCCACACGGGGGTAATTCGCACCGCATCGCATTTGGGCCAGCAATTCCGGCGCGGGGTTGTTGTTGTCCTTGTTGTTGTTCTTCTTGAGGAAACCCATGTCACAGACCATCACCCTTGCCGACGGGAGCGTGCTCGACGTCGCGCGTTACCCGTTGCCGGATGGCGTGACGGATGACGGCTCACCGCTGACCCGGGCGCAGCTCGCCACCGCCTTCGGCGTGTCTGCGAACACCATCACGGATTGGATCGCCAAGGGCATGCCGGCCCTGTCCTCCGGCCAGAACGGCGTCGCCTACGAGTTCCGGCTCGCCCATTGCTGGGCCTGGCGGCAGGCCCGTGACGATCGCGCCCGGGCGGCCAAGCAGCGAGGGGACCAACTGGCGGCGCAGGCGGCTCTGGCCTTCCGCAACCTGGACGATGACCAGGCCGAGGATGAAGCGGCTCTGACCGCTGACGATCTGCGCAAATGGTCCGAGGCGGAATATCACCGCAACCGGGTGGCCGAACAACGCGGCGATCTGCTGCGCGCCGATCGCATGCGGGCGCTGATCGAGGACATGATCGTGACCTTCGGCGCGGCGATGGACAACCTGCCGGATTTCGCGGAGATGAACTTCGGGCTGTCCGCCCCGCAGGTGGCGCAGCTGCAGAGCTATTGTGACGAGCTGCGCCTCGAGGTCCGGCGCCAGGTCGAGGGCCGGGTGAGCCAGGGCGGCGCGGTGGTGCCGATGTCCGGTCCGCCGCCGGAGCTGGATCTCGGCTGATGGTCGATATGCTCGACCGGGGCCTCGGCCAGCTGAGCCGGATCCCGCCCTTGCCGCCCTTCGTGACGCCCGAGGAACTGGTGGCCGATGCGCTGCCGCTGCTCGATCCGCCGAGCCGGATCACCGTCACCGATGCGGGCGAACGCTTCCTGCGTGTGCCGGTCGCCGGGCGCTGGAGCGCCTATGATCGCGGCGTCGCGCCCTATACGGTCGAGCCGCAGGATATCTCGCAGTCGCGCCGCTTCAAGGCGGTGATCTTCACCGGCCCGTCGCAAAGCGGCAAGAGCCAGATGCTGCTCTCGGTCGCCGCCCATGCGGTCACCTGTGCGCCGGGCCCGGTGCAGCTGATCCATATGACCAAGACCGATGCCGATGCCTGGGTCGAGGAAAAGCTCGATCCGGCGATCACGAACAGCCCGGCGCTGCATGAACGGCTCGGCCGTGCGCGCGAGGACAGCACTTTCAGCCGCAAGCGCTTCAAGGGCATGCGGCTGGCGATCGGCTACCCGGTGCCCAACCAGCTCTCCTCGCGCTCGCAGCGCCTGGTGCTGCTGACCGATTACGATCACATGCCGCAAAGGCTGGGGCCGAAGGATGCGCCCGAAGCCTCGCCCTTCGGCATGGCGCTGCAGCGGATCCGGACCTTCCTGAGCCGGGGCTGCGTCTTCGTGGAAAGCACCCCGGCTTTCCCGGTCGACGAGGAGACCGCCCGCGAGGCCAGCCCGCTGGAGCCGCATCTGCTGCCCGCCACCACCGGCGGGATCGTCAATCTCTATAACGAGGGCACGCGGGGGCGCTGGTATTGGGAATGCCCGGATTGCGCCGGGCTCTTCGAGCCGCGCTTCGACCGGCTGGATTACAATCCCGATCTCGATCCGGGCGAGGCCGGCGACATGGCGGCGATGGTCTGTCCGCATTGCGGCTCGGTGCTGCCGCATCGGCACAAGGCGGAGCTGAACCGCCGCGCCCTGGTGCATCATGGCGGCTGGCTTCATGAGGGCCGTCATGTCGATGAGGCCACCGGCCGGCGCGACCTGGTCCGGATCGATGACGCGGCAATCCGCAACGTGCCCTTCGCCAGCTATGCCCTGAATGGCGCGGCGGCCGCCTTCGCGTCCTGGTCCGGATTGGTCGAGCGCTACGAGACCGCCCGGCGCAGCCTGGAGATCTCCGGCGACGATCTCGATCTGAAGGGGGTGCATTATACCGAGATCGGCATCCCCTATCGCCGCCCCAGGGAGGAGGGCGAGGACGCGCTCACCGCCGAGACCCTGCGCGATCACGCCCTGCCGATCCCGAAAGGCATTGCCCCGGGCTGGGCCCGCTTCGTCACTGTGATGGTTGATGTGCAGGGCAATCGCTTCGAGGTCATGGTGATGGCCTGGGGCGCCGAGGGTGAGCGGGTTGCGCTCGAGCGCTTCGCAATCCATCAGCCGCCCGATGATGCACCGAGCGCCAAGGGTGATGACGGCAAGTATCGCGCCATCGATCCCGGCCGTTACGCCGAGGATGCGGCAGTGCTGGCCGAGTTGGCAGAACGTATCTACCCGGTCGAGGGCGAGAGCTGGGGCTTGAGGCCGGTCGCTGTCGTGATCGATTTCAACGGGCCGAAGGGCTGGTCGGACAATGCCGAGAAGTTCTGGCGCAAGCAGGCTCGCAAGGGCATGGGCCATCGCTTCTTCCTGTCGATCGGCCGGCCGGGCTTCAACCAGCGCGATCGCGTCTGGCATGAAGCCCCGGAACGGGCCTCGGGCGGCAAGAAGGCGCGCGGCATCAAGCTGCTGAACATGGCCGTCGATCGGCTCAAGGATTCCGTCGCCGCCGCGCTTGGCCGCCTCGATACCCCGATCGGGGCCCAGCATATCCCCGGTTGGATGGAGGCCGAGCATATTGCCGAGCATCTCGCCGAGCAGCGGACCGACAAGGGCTGGGAACTCAGAAAGGGCGTCCAACGCAATGAAAGCCTCGATCATTCGGTGCAGGCCTTGGCACTGTCCGAGCATCTCGGTCTCAACCGGGTGAACTGGGAGGCCCCGCCCGCCTGGTGCGTGGCCGGCAATCTCAATCCGCACCTGGTGCCGCTCGACCAGGTCGAGGAGGCGCGCGACACGGATGAACCGGCGCAGGCCGATCTGCCGCGCCAGATCAATTATCTCAGGAGGCGCTGATGGCGTTTACGCAAGCCGATGTGGCCCGGGTTCAATCCCTGTTCGCCAAGGGCGTGACCAGCGCCGAGGTGGCGGGAGAGAAGCTCAGCTTCCGATCCGTGGCCGAGTTGAAGGAGATCATCGCCTATATGAAGGCGGAGATTTCCGGCACTGAGAACCGGGCCCGGATCAGCTATCCGCTGACGACGCGGGGTCTGTGATGAACCTGCTCGATCGCGCCATCGCCATGGTCTCACCCGCCGCCGGGCTCAAACGGGCCACGGCCCGCGCCCAGGCTGCGGTGGTGATGAACTATGACGCCGCCTCCTGGGGCCGGCGAAGCTATGGCTGGAAGGCGCCCGCGACGGCGGCCGATGCCGCGGCCTATGGCTCGCGCGCCCGGCTGCGCCATCTCAGCCGCGACATGATCCGCAACCGCGCCTATGCGGCGCGGGCCCGCGACGTGGTGGTCTCCAACGTGGTCGGCGAGGGGATCATGCCCTCGGTGCGCAGCACGGATGCTGCCGGCAAGGAGAAGATCGAGGCGCTGATCAAACGGCACCTGCTGAGCAGTGATATCGATGCGATCGGCGAATACGATCTCTTCGAGATGCAGCAGATTTGCATGTCGGCGGTGTTTTCCGATGGCGAGGTGCTGCTGCGGCGGCGCTGGCGCAACGGGCCTTTCGGCGCCGGTCTCACGCTCCCCTACCAGGTCGAGCTGGTCGAGGTGGATTGCCTCGATGTCACGCGGCAGAGCTGGGGCGACAACCTGGTCATCGAGGGCGTCGAATACGGGCCGACCGGCGCGATCGAGGCCTATCATATCTATAACGAGCATCCGGGCGCGGTGCGCAGCCGCAAGGCCTTGGCCTCAACACGGGTGCATTGGTCCGATGTGATCCATCTGCGCCGCTTCGACCGGCCCGGCCAGCTGCGCGGGGTGCCCTGGCTGGCGCCGGTGATGATGACGCTTGGCGAACTGTCGGATTACCAGGAGGCACAGATCCTCAAGCAGCGCATCTCGGCCCTGTTGGCGATCCTGGTCAAATGGGCGCCGGGCGCGCAGCGCCCCGCCAAGCCGGGAGCCGGGCTCGACGAGCTGTCCCCCGGCGCGGTGGTCGAGCTGCCCCCCGATGCCGATGCCGTGGTGGTCGATCCGCCCAGGGTCGAGGGCTATTCGGAGTTCATGAAACAGGGGCTGCGGGCCATCGCGGCCGGGATCGGCGTCACCTATGAATCGCTCGCCGTCGACCTGGAGAAGGTGAACTTCTCCTCGGGGCGCTTGGGCCGCAACGAGATGGACCGGCTGGTGCGCATGTGGCAGCGCGGGTTGATGATCGCCCAGTTCGGTGCCGGCATGGAACGCTGGTTCCGCGAGGGGCTGCGTGTGGCCAATCTTGGCAGGCTGGACTTCACTCTGGACTGGACGCCGCCGCGGCGCATCCTTGTCGATCCGACCAAGGAAATCCGCGCCATGGCCGAGGAGGTCGAGACCGGGCTGAACAGCCGCCAGGGCGTGCAGCGTGAACTCGGCCGCGATCCCGAACGTATCCGCGAGGAACGCCGGCAGGACCTCGAGGCCGACAAGGCGGCCGGGCTGCCCTTGGCTGCCCCCATCAGACCGGAACCTGCGACGCCGATCGCAGAGATCCCCGCAGCAGAAAAGGAAAACGCGCATGAACTCGGGCAGTGATCTGATCTTCAACGGTGAACTGATCCTCAGCGGGGATGTCATCGACGATTCCTGGGCGGGCTGGATGTGGCAGGAGGATATCTATTTCTGCCCCGCCATGGTGCGCCGGGCGCTTGCCGAGCTCGGCGAGGGCCGCGTGACCGTGCGGATCAATTCCCCGGGCGGTCATGCCGATGCCGGCGAGCAGATCCGGACCATCCTGGCCGGTCACCCCGGCGGCTGCCGCATCATCGTCGAGGGGCTGGCCGCTTCGGCGGCCTCGCTGATCTTCATGGCCGGCGATGAGCGCCTGATGTCGGCCGGCTCCCATCTGATGATCCATGATCCGTCGGGGGCGTTTTTCGGGACCGAGGATGAGGCCAGGCGCCATGCCGAGATGCTGGGCGTCGTCTCCAGCACCTATGCCTCGGTCTATGCGGCGGCCGCGGGCATCAGCCCGGACAAGGCCCGGGCGATCATGAGGGCCGAGACCTGGCTGGGCCCGCAACCCGCCATCGATACGGGCTTCGCCGACAGGGTCCTGGACGAGGGCGAGGCCGCGGCGCCCCAGACCACGATGCTGACCGAGGTCCGCACGAAGGACCAGGCGCAGGAGCTGTATATGCGCGGCCGCGAACGCCTGCTGATGCGCATGGCCGATCATCGATCCGGTGACCGCGGCAGCCAGCGCGATCGCCCATCCACCACCAGAGAGCAAGACAACCAGAAGGAGGCCATCATGGCTGACAAAGCGAAGACCGCCGGGACACCGGCCAATCCCCCGGCCGCCGATCCGGCAACGAGTGGCACGCCGCCCGCGGGTACCGCCACGATGCAGGCCCCGGCCGGAACTCCGGCCCCGGCGCCCGCGCCGCAACCGGCGGAGCCCACGCGCCTGCAGGCGCCCTCGGCCGAGGATATCCTGGCGGGCGAGCGGAGCCGCGTGCGCGGCATCCGCGAGATGACGGCCAGTTTCGTGACCTCGGGCCGGTTGATGCAGGCGCAGGTCGATGAACTGATCGACACGGGCGTCAGTGCTGACGCCGCCAGTGCGCAGGTCCTGACCATGCTGGCCGCCTCGGAAGCCCCGGGCCGTTCCGCCAATCCACGCAGCGTGATCACCCGCGATGAATCCGAGACCCGGATGGAGGGGATGATCGGAGCCCTGATGGGGCAGGCCGAGGGACCTGCGGAACAATTCCGGGGCATGCGCCTGCGCCATCTCGCCATGGAGCTCGCGGGGCCCGGCCGGGGTTATAACGATGCCGAGACCATCCGGCGCGGCATGCGTGCCACCACCATGATGGGCGGCGCGCACGGGATCAGCGATTTTGCCTATGTCACCACCGAGGTGATGAACCGATCCCTGCTCGCGGCCTATCAGCGCCGCAACGCCTCCTGGCAGATGGTCACCGGCACGCCGCTGACGGCCACGGATTTCCGGGAATTGCATTCGGTCCGCTTCGGCGGGGATTTCTCGCTGAAGCCGGTCAAGGAAAACGGCGAATATCAATCCGCCACCCTGGCCGACGAGGCCGAGGGCCTGAAGGTCGAGCGCCGGGGGCGCACCATCAAGCTGACCTTCGAGGCGGTGGTGAATGACGACATGGGCGCCTTCCAGCGCATCCCGACCGAGTTCGCCATGGCCGCGCGCACCATGGAAAGCGCCATGGTCTGGTCGCTGATCCGCAACAATGCCAAGCTCAAATCGGACGGCAAGGCGCTGTTCCATGCCGATCACAACAATCTCGGCACGGCTGGCGTCATCAACCCGGCCAATGTCGCCAAGGCCCGCAAGTCGATGTGGGAACAGCGGGTCTTCGGATCGACCGACAAGGACGATTTCATGCAGGTCGAACCCGATCGGCTGATCGTGCCGCCGGCACTGGAACTGGTGGCGCTGCAATTCGCCACCACGGTCACGCCCAACAAGGATGGCGATGTGAACCCGTATAAATCCTCGCTGCAGCCGAGCGTGGTGGCCAATCTCGGCGCGGCGGCCGGGGGCTCCGATACCGCCTGGTACCTGGTCTCCAGCGATCTGCCGCCGATCGCGCACGCCTATCTCGAAGGCTACAATGCGCCCACGGTCCAGACCATCGAGGGCATGAACCCGGACGCGGTGGTCATGAATGCCCGCCATATCTTCGGCGCCGCTGCGGTCGAGTTCCGCGGCACCTACAAGAATCCGGGCCAGTAAACGGCATCCAATATCACTGACGACAGGGCGGCGTCAGTCGCCCTTCGTCGTTCACCCTTTTCTGATGAGGAAGCGAGATGAAGAATTACATTCAACCGGGTGAGAACCTCACCCTGACGATGGCGGCCGCTGTTACCTCGGGCGATGGCGTGCTGGTCGGGTCGATCTTTGGCGTGGCGCAGGGCGATGCTGCGGTCGGAGACGCCGTCGTATTGGTCCGCCGTGGCGTGTTCAATCTGCCAAAGGTCTCGGCTGAGGCCTGGTCTGCCGGCGATCCCGTTTACTGGGATGATACCGCGAAGAGCTTGACTTCCGTTGCAACGGGCAATCAGCTTGTCGGGGCCGCCGTGGAAGATGCGGCAAATCCCTCTGCCATTGGCGTCGTGTTGCTCGACGGCACGATCCGACTTGCCGCAGCCTGATGACCTCCGCCTTTGACGGCATGACCGGGATCCTTGCCGATGTCTTCGGTGACCCGGTCACCTATCTGCCCCAGGATGGCATCTCGCGGGATATCCAGTCGATCTTCCGCGAGTCGCCGATCGAGATCCCCGGCGCCGATGGCAACGAGGTGCTGATCGAGGCGCCGACATGGCGGGTGCGCCGGGATCTCGTCCCGGAACTCAAGCGCGGCGATCATATCACCGTCCCGGATAGCCGGCGGTTCCGGGTCCGGACCGTGCACAGCAACGGCTCGCCCAGCCTGGACGCGCATGTCATCTGCGAGTTGCATTTCGATCTGGAAGCCGCGCCATGAGCCATTACCGCTCTGAATATCGCGCGACGGCCCGGGCGGCGCTGGCGGCGCATCCGCGCTTCGCCGATGTCACCATCTTCAAGATCTGGCCCGGCAGCGTGGATGACGCCACGCTGCCGGTGCTGGGCGTGCTGACCCCGCAGGAGCCCTGCGAGGCCGATACGCAGAAAACCACCACGCGGCGCACGCTGATGCAGGTCGCGCTGCGCCGCGCGGGCGGCGACGAGATCGAGGACATGCTCGACGAGGACAGCGCGCTTATCGAGGCGATCATCATCGCGGCCCTGCGCAGGCCGGATCTGCGCTGCGTGCTCGAAGAGACCAGCATCGTCACCAACAGCCAGGGCTATGCCTTCGTCGGTACGCTGGTCATGGGCTTCCGGCTGCAATCCTGGCGGCCGGTTGCCAGTCTGTAGACTTTTTATTTTACGCTGATGCGGCGCGAATTTTGGAGATCAAAATTCACTTCCGTCAGCCTTTCCTGAAACATCCCGCATAGAGGAGAACGAAACCATGCCTGATGGAATGATCGGCTACGGCTCGACCGTACGCATCGGCCAAGGCGCCACCCCGACCTGGACGGAAATCGAACTGGTGGGCGATATCACCCTGCCTGACGAGCAGGTCGACGAGGTCGATATCACCCATATGAAATCTCCCGGCCGGCGGCGGCAGTTCATCGCCGGGCTGATCGATGGCGGCGAGGTCACGGTGCCGATGAACTACATCCCCGGCTCGGTGACCGATGTCCTGCTGCTCGACATCAAGTCGACGGGCGAGGAGATCATTCTCGAGATCACGCCCGGAGAAGGGTCCGCTCCCGAGCAATATTGGGCCTTCCTGAAAGGCTATGCTCGCAGCGCGCCGGTCGATGACAAGATGACCGCCGAGGCAACCTTCCGCCTCTCGGCCCAGATTGTGGCGGGGCCCTGATCATGGCGGATATCACGGGCGCATTGCATATCACCCATGACGGCCGCGAACTCACCTTGCGGTTGAGCATGGCCGGGTTGGGCAGGCTGCAGAACCAGCATGGGCCCAGCATTGGTGGGTTGCTGGATGAAAACCGCGGCGAGGATCAACTCCTGAACTTCGGAATCCTGGTCGATGCGGTGTCGATCGCATTGCAGAAGGGCATGCGGATGGATTCCGAGGAGGCCGATGACCTGGCCGACGATCTCGTCTCGGCAGATCAGGGGATCGTGGCCCGTCTGCTGGAAGCCGCCTTCCCGGAGCCGCAGGTGGCAGAGAAAACCGGTGCGGCGCGCGGTAAATCCGCGGGAAAGCCCCGGGCGAGGCGCTGAACCTCGCCGATCTCTATACCGGCTGGCTCTCGCTCGGTCTCGATCCAGATCGCTTCTGGCGGATCACCCCGCGGCTCTGGCTCGCTGAATGCGACGCGGCGCAGCTCCGGCAGCGCCGCCAGGAGGACATGTTGCTGACCGCCGCATGGGTGACCGCCGGGCTGAGCCGCGCGAAGAAACTGCCCCGGCTCGACGCGCTGCTTGCGCGGACCGGGGAGGGCAAGCTGGACTTGCATATGTACCTGGAAGGCGTGAAGCGGCACCTGCCCAGCATCACCATGGAAGAATGGCGCGCGCGGCATTCCTCCACCCGCATTCCGCAATCAGATAGCCGGAAAGGAGGTTCTTGATGGCAGCCGCAAAGCTGATCGGCCGCATGCAGGCCCTGCTCGGGCTCGATGCGACCCGGTTCCAGAAGGGCCTCTCCGAGAGCCAGAAACGGCTGCGGGATTTCGGTCAGCAGTTCCGCCGCGTCGCCTCGGTTGCCGCCGCCATGGGGGCGGCGATCAGCGCCGCCGCGCTCAAGGGTGCCCAGGATATCGACCAATCCGCCAAGGCGGCGCGCCGGCTGGACGCCTCGATCGGGGCATTCGAGGCCCTGAAGCTGGCCGCCAGCGAAGCCGGTGTGCCGCTCTCTTCGCTGCCCAACGAGATCCAGAACATCAATCGCGAGATCGCCAATATCGGCACCTCCGGGAATGCGGGCCGGGCGCTGGAACGGCTCGGCCTGGCGGCCTCGGACATCTCCGATCTCGATGCCGATGAGAAGCTCGCCACGATCGCCGATCGCGTCAAGGCGCTCGGCTTGTCCTCGGGCGAGGCGACGGCGGTTCTGCGCGATCTCGGTGTGCGCAATCGCGAGGTCGCCTTGCTGATGATCCAGGGCGGTGACGCGATCCGTCGCGCCCGGAAAGATGTCGAGGATTACGGCCTGGCCCTGGGCAGCGTTGAAGCCGGCCGAGTTGAGGCCGCCAATGACTCGATCGCGCGGCTCGGCCTGGTCACGCGCTATGCCGGCCAGCAGCTCGCGCTGCAGCTTGTCCCGGCCATGGGGCGATTGGCCGATGCGATGACCGCCAGCCTGCGCGAAGGTGGGGCGCTCCGCGCCATGATCGACGGGCTGGCCGGCAATATCGACCGCATCATCACCTATATCGCCACCGCCGTTGCGGGTTTCGGGACGCGTTTCGTGGCGGCGCTGGTGGCTGCGCGCATTGCCACATTCTCGCTCGTTGGCGCATTGACCGCATTGCGGGGCGCGCTCCTTCGGTCGGGGATCGGTATCGCGATTGTCGGGGTTGGTGAGCTGATCTACCGGTTCACCGGCCTCATCGAGAAAACCGGTGGCGTCGGCAGTGCATTCGAGACCTTGGGCCGTCTCGCGGCATTGGTCTGGCAGGGGATTGTCGATTCCGCGAAGGCCATTCCCGCTGGACTCGCCGGTGTCTGGAACCTGGTCCGGTCCGACTTCATCACGATGATCGCCGACCTGACCCAGATATGGGACAGTTTCATCAGGAAGGTGACGACGGGCATCAGTTTCCTGACGCTTGGAAGCGTCAAACCCACCGGCGGCGGGACCGGTGGTCTCACCGAGGAACTGCGCGCAGAAGCAGCGGCCCTGGCGGCATCCGCCGAAGAGAATTTCAAGGCCATGTCCGGCTCCGTCACGCAGTCCATGCAAAATGCCGGAGCCGGCATCAGGCTGACCGCGCTCGGCCTTGGCGATCTGAGAGCGAAATTCCCGGAGGTTCGACAAGCGGCCGGCGAGACATCCGATGCGGTCAATGACCTGGGAGCAGCACTTGATGGTGCCGGCGGCGCGGCTGGCCGGGCGGGCAGCTCCGCCGGCGGCGCTGCGAAGGCCGGGATCGACAAGCTCAAGGACTCCGTGAAGAGCGCGACGAAAGCCACCGAGGACATGGGCAAGAAATTCGGCGATCTCGCGGCCGATGTCATCACCGGCACGCGCAGCATGGCGGATGTGCTGCAGCAATTCGGCAAGAAGCTGCTCTCCTCCGGCCTCGGCAGCCTGTTCAACAGCCTCACGGGCGATCCCCTGACAAACGCGCTGCGTGGCGCCGGGCTCAATCCCCTGGGCGGGTTCCGCATTCCCGGCTTCGCCAATGGCGTCGAGAATTTCCGGGGCGGGTTGGCGCGGATCAACGAGCGCGGCGGCGAGCTGGTCAGCCTGCCCGGCGGCTCGACGGTCATTCCGCATGATCTCTCGACCCGGATGGTGCGCGATGCGAGCGGCGCGCAGGACTCCCGTGGCGTCCTCGAGATCGTGCCAAGCGAGTTGTTCGAGCTGCGCATGGCCGACGTCGCGGATCAATCCGCCGCCAGCATGGGGATCGAGATTTCCAGATCGATCCCGGACCAGATCCAGAAATATCAACGCAACCCGAGGCTCCGCTGATGGCATTGACCTATCCCTATCCGCTGGCCTTCCTCTCCGAGCTTCTGCATGCGGGGGATGTCACATTCGATCTGCAGCGCAATGACGAGCTCTCCGGCAGCGGTGACGGGCGCTACTGGGGCGCTGAACTGGCCCGGCCCCTCTGGACCGCCGAGTTTCCCCTGCAGCCTGTCGCAAAGCCCGAGGCGCGCGCCATCAATGCCCGGATCCATGCGCTGGACGGGGTAAGCCGATCGTTCTTGCTGGCCGATCCGTCCTATCCTGGCCCCGCCTTCGGCGACAATTCCGGGCTCGAGGCGGTCACGGTCGATGCCGTGCGCGCCAATCGAACGCAGATTGGCCTGGCCGGGTTGCCCAACGGGTTCGTGGCCACGATCGGCGATTACATCACCATCCTCGGCCCCAATGGCCAGGTGTATTTCGGCCAGTTCCTGGAAACCTCCTCGCCGGTCTCCGATGGCACCATCTTCGGCAGGGAGGTTCGGCCGGTGCTGCCGCTTTGGGTCGCTCCGGGGCAGGCCGTGCTCCTCGTGGAACCCTATTTCCGGGCTATCATCCCGCCCGGCGGGTTTCGTCCCTATCGCATGAATCTCGGCGATCACGCATCCGGCGCCTCCCTTACCATCTTGCAGAAACTCCCATGAAGATACTCGACCCCAGCCTTGTCACATCCCTGCAGGCCGCACGGGACCAGGGCATCAAGCCGGTCTATTTCGTGACCGTCTTCGCCCGCCCGCTCGGTGGCGGGGTGGAGGTCCCGGTCGGCCTCTGGTCCGGTGATGAAAACCTCGTCCTCAATGTCCAGACGCCCGAGGGCGGGCTGACCAGCCGCCAGTATTTCGGCGGCTGCAACCTGTCCCTCGACGGGCTGCAATATGTCATGGACCTGACGGATAATGCGCTGACCATCGGCATGAGCCAGATCGCGGATATCGCGCAGCAGCTCGTGCGGGGCTTTGACGTGCGGCTGGCTCCCTGCGAGGTGCATGCGACCACGATGACGGGCGGTGACATCACCAGCAATCCGCAGCTGATCTGGATCGGGATCGTCGATGAGCTGCAGATCGCCACACCGGCCGTGGGCGGCAATGGCAATATCGGCTTCCAGGTCCGCTCCGAGATCATGTCGCAGCTCACTGCCACCAATCCGGCGAAGTCGTCGAACGTGCATCAAAAAACGTCGGCGCGCGAATGACCGGTTCTGCGAATACGCCTCGGTGATCAGCTCGCGCGAAACCCAATGGTACCGGAAGACATGACCATGCATCAACTCACCCGCCGCGATGATTGGCGCGGCCGTTTTGCCGCTGAGATGGACCGGCAACGCCGCGTGGGCTTTGCCTGGGGCAAGCAGGATTGCGCCCTCGGGCTGGTCTGCGGCGCCGTGCAGGCGATCACCGGTGCGGACCTGGCGCGCGGCTATCGCGGCAAATACCGCTCACCCAGGGCCGCCCTGAAACTCCTGGGCGACAGCGGCGCGGACAACCTGGGGGATTTCGCCGCCCTGCACCTGCCGGAAATCCATCCCTCCCAGGCCCGTGTCGGCGATCTCGGCATCCTCGCCGCCGAGGGCCCGATCGGTGAGGCCTTCTGCATTGTCGATGCCAGCGGCGTCATCGTGATGACGGAACAGGGTCACGGCCGCCTCCCGCGCGCGGACATGACCAGGGCATTCAAGGTCGGTTGAATATGAAGAAACTGTTACTCGCGACGACAGCGCTGACCGCGCTGGCGGCCGCTCCCGCATATGCCGGTCCCGTCACCGCGGCGGTCTCCTGGATCGGCAGCACGCTTGCGGCGGGCGGAATCGGTGCGGCGCTGCTGCGCACGGCGATCGGGATCGGCGCATCCCTGCTCGGCCAGGCGCTGACCCCGCAGCCCGATCAGCCGGAACTGAGCGTCAAATTCGACGTGCAATGGGGTGATGACAATCCGCTCTCCTTCATCGCCGGCGATTACGTCACGGCTGGCAAGCGCAAGTATATCGGCTCCTGGGGCAAGGACACGCGCTTCATCACCGATGTGATCGAGATATCGGCATTGCCGCAACCCGGCCTGGTGGGCATGTGGGTGGATGACGCGGCCGGCGATGTCCTGTGGAACCGCGAAAGCGCGGTCAGCAGCCCCTCGGCCAGCACCGCGCAGGAATATGACGCCGGGACGGTTCCCGCCGGCATGCTGCCGCTCGGCCATCCGCTGAACAATTACCGGGACGATGCCGACACCACCGATCCGCGCATCTGGGTGCGCTTCATCGACGGCACGCAGACGGCTGCCGATGATGCCCTGGTCAGCTTTTTCGGCAGCGATCCCGATTATCCCTGGACCGCCGACATGGTCGGCACCGGCAAATCCTATGTCATCATCACCACGCAATATGACGATGACACGCTGACCAGCTATCCGGCCTATCTGTTCCAGCCGGACGCCTTGCCAATGTACGATATCCGCAAGGATGACACGGCGGGGGGCATCGGTGCGCATCGATGGGGCCAGCCCGAGACCTACGAGCCGAGCCGCAACCCGGCCGTCATTGCCTATAACATCATCCGGGGCATCCATTTCGGCAGCGAATGGGTCTGGGGCGGCAAGAACCTGGCCACCTGGCGCCTTCCTGCCGCCGAATGGATGGCGGCCGCCAATGCATGCGATGACCCGGTCACCCTCGCCGGTGGCGGAACGGAGCCCGCCTATCGCTGCGGCATGGAGATCGAGGTGTCGATGACGCCGGCCAGCGTGCTGGAGGAGATCGGCAAGGCGGCCAATATGCATTTCGCCGAGGTCGGCGGGATGATCAAGCCGATCGTCGGCTTGCCCGGCGCGGCGGCGATGGCGATCACCGATGACAGCATCATCATCACCGAGGGGCAGTCGCTGAAGCCGTTCAATCCGGTCAGCGACACCTTCAACGCGCTGTCGGCCACCTATCCCGAGCCGGGCGAGAAATGGACCACGAAGGACAGCCCGGAATTCATCGACACGGAGGCCACCACCGCTGATGGCGGGCGCCACCTGCCGACCTCGGTCAGCTATCCTGCCGCACCCTATGGCAAGCAGGTGCAGCGGCTGCAGCGGGCGCAGATGCAGGATTTCCGACGCTTCCGCCGACATCAGTTCCATCTGCCACCCGAGGCTTATGCCCTGGAGCCGGGCGTGGACATGATCTCCTGGACCAGCAATCGCAATGGCTACGAGAACAAGCTGTTCGTGGTCGAGAGCGTCGCCAAGACGCCGGGCATGAATGTGCTGGTCTCGCTGCGCGAAGTCGATCCGGGTGATTACGACTGGTCGAGCGGCTTCGAGATGCCGACCGATATCGCCACGCCGGTCAATCCGGCGCCGTTCACGCAGCCGATCACCGGCCTGACGGTTCTGCCTGCAACCGTCAAGGATGGGGACAGCACCGATCGGCGCCCGGCCATTCGCGTGGCCTGCGACGAGAACGTCCCCGGCGCGACACATATCCAGATACAGGCCCGCGTGCAGGGCGAGACGGATATCGTCATCGACACGAACCGGGGCTTTGTCGATCCGCATATCTGGTTCCTGGTCAATGTCCTGCCGTTCGAGACTTACGAGGTCCGCGCCCGCCTGCTCTCGGATCGCACCCCGAAATCCGTCTGGTCGCCCTGGCTGACCGTCACGACGCCGGAGGTCCTGTTGCAATGGGCTGATCTCGCCGACAACATCAAGCAGGCCGTGGAGGATGCCCAGGCCGAGGCAGATCAAGCGGCGGCAGATGCGACCGCCGCCAGCGCCAAGGCCGATCAGGTGCAAGCAAACCTCGATACCGAGGTCGCGCAGCTTTACGTCGACCTGGAGGCTGGACTGGACGGGGTTGAGGGGCAGATCGTTCAGTTCCAGTCCGCCTATGGCTCCATGAACCACAAGACCGGTTTCATGGATGAGGATATGGGCGGGTGGCAGACTTCCAATACAAATACTGGCGAACCTGGAACCACCACGGCCGATATCGTCTCAACCACCGGAGCTCCGGACGGGTTCACCAGCTCGTTGCGTATCGGCTTCAATGATATTGGGCGCGTCCTTATTGAGTCGCCAGCGCGGATAGGTGATACTCGAGGTAGGACAATCCGCGTTCGTGGCCTCGGTCGAGGGGTCAACGGTGGCTCGTTATATGTTGGTATCCGAGCGTTTAATGCAGAAACCTCCACGCTTGTTCGGAATGACTGGCAGCAGGCCCTGATCGGCGATAGCTGGCAGTATTTTGATACGACATTCACAATTCCTTCAGGGGCGGCAGCCGCAACGCATTGGGCTCCTTTGCTGCATACGTCTGCGGCTCAGGGCACAACCGCGTACGCTCATGTTGCCTGGGTTGAGATCACGGATGTCACCGATGCCGTTGCCGCACAGGCCAGCGCGACCTCGGCCATGGCCGCGGCGACGAATGCGCAGCAATCGATCGCGAACATCACCAATACGGTCGAGGCAGAGTTCCAGGACTGGCAGGCATTCGTGGATGCCGGCCAGACGGCCCTGGCCACGGCCGGCCTTGCGCAATCGGCATATACGATCCGTGCCGTGGCAGGTGCGGGAGAGGCCGGGCTGCGGATCGTGGCCTGGGACGATGAATCTGGCTCCGGGGGCGTGGTCAAGGTATTCGGCGACTATACCATCGCAGAAGGCACTCTTGGGGCTTATGCGCTGACGATCTTTGATCCGGCCAATCTCGTGCCGGACAACCAGTTTCAATCGGAAGCGGCGTGGGATCTGCCGTCCGGCCCTTTCGTCCTGAGTAATTCAGGGGCCATCTTCAGCAGCATAGGCATGCTGAGATACAACCATGCGGGCGGCACAGGATTCACATCCTTCGTGAGTTCCCGGCGCTTTTCGGTCGATAACAGCAAGCCCTATTATTTTGCCCTGCGGGCGCAGTCCGGGGGCAACTATACCATTAACGTGCGGGTTCAGTGGTTTGATGAATCCGGGGCAGCCATTGCTGGGCAAAACCACATCACCAATGATGTAACGGATACGGGAGTCACGGATTACAACGCCACGTTCACCGCTCCCGGCAATGCGCAGCAGGCCCGGATCCATATCCGCGTGGACCGGGACAAGACCGACAACAACATCAATATCGGCGATCTCGTCGCCCGGGCCAAGAACCCCGGCAGCACGCTGATCACTCCGAACAGCATCACGTCTGATCTGGTCACGACCGGCGAGCTCATCACGCTGTCTGCACAGATCGCCAACGGCATCATCGGTTCGGCGAAGATCGCCAATGCGGCCATTGACACCGCCCATATCAAGAACCTGTCGGTGGGGACGATCAAGATTGCAGATGGAGCGGTCACCCGGCAGTACTCAAACAACAACACCGGCTCGGGATCGGTGTCCGTGACCTTCCCGACCCAGAACGGATCCACTGTGGTTATTTGGGGTTTCGCAAATAACGGAACCTCAAATGTCCTGAAACTGAGGATTTCGGTCAATGGAACGCAGGCCAAAGAAGCAAACCTTCAGCCTTCAGCCTCGGCAACTCTCATTCATATTACATCGGGGACAGGTAACAATATGACTGCCGAAGTCCATTCCCAGTTCAGTTCCGATCTGGATAAAGCGGCCATCGTCGTTTCGGAGTTCAAGAAATGATATTCACCGTAGTAGATATCAAAGGCGAGATCGTTTCGACCCTCGATGTCCCGGACCTGAAAACAGCCGAGCTGAATATCCAGGATGGGCAGAGGCTGTACGAGGGACATTTTGACGGGAGCTCCCAGTATTTCGTTGGGAATACGCCAACCCCGTACCCTGAAAGACCGGGGGACTGGGCTGAATTCGACTATGAACAGGGTGTCTGGATCGATCCGCGATCCAATGAGGAGCGGCGAGTCCTTGCGCTGAAGGCGATCACGGATATTCGCGGCGCAACCCGCAGCCGCTACGTGACGGTCACCGAGGGGCAGCAGCTCTCCTATCTCGACAAGGAAAGGCAGGCGAAAGAATGGCTTGCCGCCATGGCTGCCGGGCAGGAAACCGGCATCGATGAGCCGGATGCAGGTCAGTATCCGGCACTCGCCTATGAGACCGGCGCAGGTCTGACGGCGGACAATCCAACAAAAGTCGCCGAGATCATTGTCGCGCAGGCCGAGAAATGCCGACTGGCCTTCGCTGTCATCGAAGGGGTGATCCGGCAATATCTCAATGCCGCGAAACATCCGGAGACGATCATCGATGTCGAGGACATCAAGGCGAATTGTCAGCGCGACGTGGATCACGCGTTGAGCGCCGAAGGTCTGTAATTCCAATACTCTTGTCTGGACGGCATGAATCCCGGGTGCAATTGTTACATGGCACCCAATTCACTGGAGGAATTATGAAGAATTTAAAGGCGTTTTCGATCGCGATTGCTCTGGCGGTATCGACCGCCACGGCCGGATATTCACAGGACCAGGCCTATGCGGATGTGGTGGTCGCGGAGAAAAGCCCGACTTCCGAGGTCCCGACCTTTGTCTGGACCGTGATCATCAGCGGAGTTCTCCTGGCCCTGGCCAACGATTACTGACTGAATTACCCGGTCTCGAAACGACATCGACGCCGTCGAACTCCGGGACCAGACGATCTGACCTTCCAGGCCCGCTTTCGAGCGGGCTTTTTCATGCCTGATTGCAAGGAAGCGAAATGCCTGACCAGGACAGCAGTCGCGCCATCGATCGCCTCGACGCGCGCATGGCACGGATCGAGGACGCGCTCGTGACGCTGGTGCGCATGGAGGAACGCATGGTGACCCTGTTCAAGCGCATGGATGGCTATGACGGCACGCTCGCGAAGCTGATCGACCGGGTCGCGGAGCTGGAGCGTGTGACCTATGGCCGTGGCCATTTCTTCCGTTGGATGGATCGCGGTGGTGTCGCCGTCATCGGTGCGGCCGTGGCCATGATCTTCCAGAAAATCTGGTGAGCGGGGCCGGATAGAAAATATGCCGAAACCATCCAGCCCCATGCCAACCCACGGCGAGATGGGCAGGCCTCGGAAATAAATCCCGGCTTGGCCGGACAATCAATCGAAATTGGCCGTTTAAAGCTTTCCTGTGATTGCATTCTTTGCGACCCACCACAGGGCTGCGAGCACCGTCAATGCTCCAACTATACGGTCAATAGGAGGTCCTACGATCAGTCCGGCACACAAGATGCCGCTTCCTATAGCCCAAGATCGCATGGCAGTTTTATATTGTGGCAGACCCCAAACGGATAGCCCGATAAACAGCAGGCTCGCGCCGCCAGACAATAATATCCATTCCATGTTGGTGCCCCAATTCGGGAACAAAGGCCCGCAATCGTAACCACGCATCCGTCGTCACAACAAGCCCGCTCCGGCGGGCTTTTTCGTTTCATAGGAGAAAATCATGATCCAGTTCCTGACCACGCTTCTGGCGTGGCTGAAATCGCTTGTCTCGACCAGGGGCAGGGCTGCCGCCACAACCGGCACGGCCGCGATCCTCGCCGCGGCTGCTGCCTTCGTCGGCCCCTGGGAGGGTGAGCGCACCGAGGCCTATCTCGATCGAATCGCCAGCCCACCGGTCTGGACGGTCTGTTACGGCGAGACCCGCGGTGTGAAGCAGGGGGATCGATACAGCTCGGCCGAGTGCAGTGCCATGTTGATGGATGCCCTGGGCGAGTTTCGAGACCGCCTAGTCAACTGCATCCCGGCGCTGCCACAGCAGCCCGAGGGCGTCCAGGTCGCGCTGGCGTCCTGGTCCTACAATGTCGGCACCGGCGCCGCTTGCGGATCCACGCTGGCCAGGCGCGCCAATGCCGGGCGATGGCAGGATGCCTGCAATGAACTGCCACGCTGGAACAGGGCCGGCGGCAGGGTTGTCCAGGGCCTCGTGAACCGCCGCGCTGCCGAGCAGCAGCTCTGTCTTTCTACCATTGGAAGGTGAGCCATGAGCGTCATCGACAGCCTGCAGAATATCCTGCAGCCGATCATCGTGGATTATGCGGCCTGGCTGATCCTGGGTGCGCTCGCCTGGTTCTTCCGCCGGTTGCCGGAGCGGTGGCGGATCGAGATCGAGGCCCGGCATCGGGACGCGCTGCACTTGGCATTGAATTCCGGTGTTGGCGCGATCATCGACACGCTGCAAAAGCATCCCTCGGTTGCCGTGCCGGATCGGGCCATCGGCGAAGTTGTCGACTATGTCCGCAGTTCCGTGCCGGATGCGATCCGCAGGCTCGGCCCGTCACAGGCGCAACTCGAGCAGATGGCGCGGGCAAAGCTGCGCGAGCGGCTGGATACGATTTTCGGCCGGGATCGGCTGACTGAAGAGCTGCGTTACGCCGGCGCGCAGTGAATCGTGACATAAAAGACCCGCGCTCGACGGGAGGAGACGCGGGCCATAATATGACTTGTTCACCCAAATATATTACGATCAATACGGGTAGCTTACCCAGGCTGATGGCGCAGAAGCCATACGCATGATTACCCATGCCTGCGTTTGCGGGTGAAGGTCGCGGTGATCTTGAAGGGCGGCGACAGGCCATATTCTGTCTTGGTGAGCTTCCATCCGCGCAGGCGCTTCTGCAGCCGCATCAACGCCGCGGGATCGTTCAGCAGATACCGGGCCGTCACTTCCGTTTCCAACTCGATCAGATGGGTATCCAGATGATCGATCTGGCTGAAGATTGTTTTGATGTCTTCGTCGAGGTCTTTCACAATGGGCATACTCTGGCTTCCGCCTTTTGCCGTGTAAAACTCACTCAGAAACGCCTCGCGCGACAGGAAGCGCGTGAGGCTGCCGCCATGAATCGTTGACGCAGAGATGCTCAT